CTTGTGCTCATCCCGCACCTTTCGGTCGGCGTCCAGTAACCCCTCCGCGTACACCCGTTGCACACGCACTTCCCTCATCGGCGGAACTTCGTACTTCACAACGTACCATGGCATAGGCACCAGTCCCTTCCTTTACTTGTCCTTGCCATGATACTACCACGATTTTCCTAGTAGAAGAAGTCGGAGTTGCCGGAGCTTTCCACCTTCCGAAGCGCAATGCACAGATAGTTCATGGCATGCCCAAAGTGGTCGCCGCCCGGAAGCGTCCCCACGCGCTGTTTAATAACCTCCTTCTTCGTCTTCTCGTCGGTCTCAATGTCCCGGATGAGCACCAAGTTCGTCACATGCTTGATGAACGTCTCAAAAAGCGGGTTCTGTGCCACCCACGCCGGGATAACCACGCGCCCGTCCCGGAACATCTTCGTCATGAGCATGAGCGTCATGGTACGGTCTACGTTGACGGTGTATTCGGTGTCGTTCCATTTGTCTTCCACGGTCTTTGTGGAATCGGTGGACAGGCTCGGGTAGAAACAGGAGAACACCCTGCCCGGAAAATCCTGCATCAGCTCGAAGTTGCGGTCTTTCCCGTACCCTGCGTCATGCACCGCCCGCACACAGTTCCATTGCCGAAGCTTTTCTGCCGCCTTCCGAATGTGCGGGTTATCCTTGCGCCCGTCAATCTCCATGGCTTCGTTGTCGTGGACGCTCCAGATGTCCAGCAGAATAATCTTCTCCGGGTTGTCCGGGTCAATCATCCCGTTGACGCCCCAGCTAGTGTTCCCCCAGTCCACGCCCTGCGCTACGTTGTCCCGGCGAAGGTCGTAAGGGTTCGTGATATCTGTCCGCACACAGCGGAGGATGTCGCCCCGGCTGACCATGACGTTATCGCCAAGGTACGGTCTTCCGATGACGTAGTTTTCGAAGAGCTGGTCAAGCTGGTAGTCTTTGCGCTTTTTCATCAGGTCGGTTGCCGATATCCACGGACAAATGAGCTGACTGATTTGATAGCCGCGCACGGCTGTCTTGTAGGGGTATAGCGGTCGCCAGATGCCCTTGATGCGCGTTTCGTCACTCACCAGCTCCTTGCACTTCATGCAGATATACGCATGCGTGTCGGTAGGCTGGATGAACGGATACTTCAGGTGATAGTCGTGGTTCGGAACCCCGCGCCTGTCTACGGGAAGCTCAATGACACAACGTGGAAAGTCATGAATCAACGTGAACCAATGTGAACAATGAGGACACTTCCACGTTTGTTCAACAGGGTTCGCTACGCCCTGCCCGTTCCCTTCGGAACCGCTCATAGTTGCCTATGAGGTCAGACTATATCTTCACTCCAGCTCTTCGCCTTCATCGTGCTCCCCGTTTCGGGTGCCAATCGCTTGCACCCTACGCCTTTCGGCTAGTCGTTACACCTTACGGTTGCGCATGCTTCCAAGTCTTTAGCACTTCATACAACCGTCTTGGCTCGGTATTGCCCTTTGCAGGGTGTCCACCGAATTAGAGGAGTTTTAGGTGAACCAAGCCCGTCCTCAATGGCTAATCCACCAATGTTGCTGGTCGCTGTCCTTAAAGCTGGCGTTCACGCCCACGCCCGGCAAGCTCGGGGTGCTAATATCACGCCGCCATCCGAAGGCTGAAGACGACAGCGTTTCGTTGAAGGCAATCATCACATTGGGATGCATCCGGTCGATTTCGTCGAAAGTCACCTTGTCACAGTCAACCTTTATGTGGACTATATCTTCACTCCGGGCGGCTTAAACCCATCATCGTGGACGGTACTTCGGAAGGTCATGCTGACCAACCTACTCCCTTTCGGGATAGTCTCTGAACCTTCTACTTGCGGTTACGGGAAGCGAAATTCCCTTTATAGCTCCCGTGGTACTTGATTAAACCCTGCTCTACCATCCATTTACGCTTTTTCCCTGAAAAAATGTTGTACAGGGTGTTTTCGTGTACACCGACTTCCTTTGCCAACGCCCGAACGCTTTCCCCATTATTCGCTCGCTCCACAAGCGATAAGATTAACTCGGTTGTTAGCTTGGCTTGACTGTTGTCGTCGCCTTTTTTGCGAAGTCCTTTACTGTACGCTCTTTTCAGGTTTTCCGAAGGTGTTACATATTCCAGATTGCTGGGTTGGTTGTTTTCTTTGTTCCCATCTTTGTGGTCTACCTGCATGGTTGGGTCTTCTGGCTTCGGAAGAAAGGCTTCAGCAATTAGCTTATGAACCTTTTTCACGTAGATTTTGCCATCCTTCCACACATTAACTTGATAGTATCCCCAATTATCTTTTCGCTGGCTCAACTCTACAAAATCCTTACCCTTTTTCGTGGAAAGAATCTTACCTTCGGAAGTAGCGTAATATCCCGGAAAACTTGGTATCGGTTTAATCATAGTCTATCCCCTCCATATACCATTGTATAGTTAGGGTGTAGACTTAGCAAGTAGCTTGGATGCGGATTATTCAAACTCTGTGCTTTTTACCATGTCTTCGGCATTACCCGTCGCCCCGTGTTATGTCACCATACACGGTTGGTACACAGAGCTTAGCGAACTTCCCCGCAGTTCACCGTCTTTATAGAGGGCATTGACTGTGGTTTACCCTCTCCAGCCTTCGGAGTGTGCCCGCTTCGGAAGAATATCCAGCTATCCCCAATCCGTCTCAGCCGGACGTTATCCACCACGTCTTCCCCGGGCTTCTTCTTGCCTGTCACCGGGTCAATCCCCATGCGCTCCCGCACATACGGGCTGTCCTTCATAACTTCCTCAATCCGGGTCTTGGAGAAGTCCGCCACTTGGTCGAAGGTCGGAAAGACGTACACCTGCTTGGTGAACGGGTGAACGTCCCCAAACCACAGCGTCTCCCGCACTTCGTTTTCGGAAGCGCCGCACTGGCGGGACTTCTGCATGGCTTTGTGCGGGTGCTGGTCGTCCAGCGGTTGCTGAAGGAACTGCCGCTGTCCCCGTAGCCCGATGTTTTTGTCATTGGGTGGAATCTCATGCGGTCTTCGGAGGTCTAAGGAACCATCTGGCAAAAGCTGTTCGAAGCGGTACTCTCTCCCCCGGAGACGGGTGTAGAACTGTGCCCATATACTCGGGCGCTTCTTCAGTTGGTATTGGAAGATTTCTTCCTTGGTCAATCCGTGAATGGTGCTCATGCGTGTTCACTCCCTTTGTCTTTGCTCAGGGTCAGGAGTCTTCGGGCAAACGCCAAGTCGTTTTCCACTTCTGCCACCTTGGAAGCCGCTTCAATAGCCAATTGAAGCGCTCGGTCAGCAATGGTAAACGGGTCACCCTTTCGCAATTCCTGAATCTCGTCGAAGAAGTCGCTTGCGCTTTTGCTTCGCACCTTCGGAAGACTGTAGACACCTATTTTACGGATAGCCGGAAGAACTTCGGAAAATATCCACGTCTTAAATTCCTCCGCCTCCCGCTTCTTGCTAGTAAAAATCAACCGATACAGCCCGGCTTCGTTGACCGCCCACGCTTCACGTTCCCCGCTGGTCGTGTATGTTGAACATACACGTCTTTCATTAGACGGAACGCGCTGAACGGCTTGCCTTGAATTTACAATACCCAAAGCCCTGCACACGTCCGCCGCAATGAACCATGGCTCCCGATTGTGCATAACAACGCGCACACTACCCAGCTCTCCTTCAAACACTTTCAGCTTTTTCACAGGGAATCACCTGCCGTCTAATTTTATACATATCCAGTATAAATGGACAGGTTTTCCATGTAAATCCCCTTCGGAAGAGAAAAGAAGAGAAGGGTATCACAATTAGTGACACCCTTTTATCCGCTAAAGAAAAAGGACGGCAAAAGCCGTCCTTTACAGCATTGTGAAGCCTTTTAGCAGGCTTGGTCTTCGGAGCATGCGCTCCATCATGACTTGCTCTTGGGTGAGGATGTCCACCACCATGGTGATACGGTAGCCGCTGTGCAGTTTCCGGCTGGCTTCCGCTTCCGAAGTCGCCCGTACTACCAGCGTCACCATCTCCCCATCTTCCGTCAGGCACTTCCCAAAGAAGCGCTGTACGACTTGCTCCTGCGGTCTCGTCATAACCACAGCCCCCATCATACCCGTTCCCCCTATGCAATTGTGATATGGAAACGGACAGCGCCCTGCCACTAGGCTTGTCCGTTGTTCCTTTAGTCCTTCTCCCCGGTCAGGCTTCGGATGATTTCATCAGCCACAGCGTCGAACTCTTTCTCCAGCGCCTTGCGCTCTTCGTCTGTCTTGCTGTTCAACACTTCGGTGACATTCAGGTGCGCCACGCCCAGCGTACCGTTTAACGTGGTTTGCTGTTCCACCTTGGATGCTTCGATGAACTCTTCTTTCTCCTGTGCCAGTTGTTTCATCCCAGAGAGGATGGTCGATAGCACCGCGCCGATGGACTTCTCATTCAGCTTGGTAGCGTCCAGCTCATTAACTACCTTGTTAAAGAGCTTCTGCGTCAGGCGGTTCAAGCCCGCAATGCGCTCCCGCTTGCTGGCAAAGCCGCTTTCCAGCGTCAGCCCGTCCACATGCTCCCGGAATTCCGGGTGCTCCAGCCAGCCGTAGATGGTGATGCGCCCGGATATGCTGATGGATGGGTCTTCCGCAATTTGCGAGATAGGGATACCGTCCGCTATCATCTGTGCCACCCGGTAGCGCTCGGCTGTCCATTCCCATTTCTTCGGAATGTGCTTGGCGTAGCTGGCAGGAACAACAACCTTGTATTTCTTGCCCTTGGAACTGCTAACCTCCAGCTCCACGTATTCCTTGCCCCTGCGCTCGGCGGTCGGGTCTTTGTTGTCTTCTGTAGCGGGCAGTTCTTCTATGTTCACAGGTGGCGGAAGCTCCTTTTGGCGTACCCGTTTCCCTTCCTCCGGCGGTGCGGGCTTAACTGGTTGTAGCGCCTTCCGAAGGCTACTCTTCAAGCGTTTGCTCATCTGCGCCACTCCTTTCCGTTCTGTATAAGGGATTTCGGGTGTTTCGTCCCGATTTGTCATACGTATTTTACCATTTCCCCTGTACTTCTGTAAACAACCTTCTACTCTTCCAAACATCCTCCTACAACTCATAACAACAATTTACAACTTTGAACAACAGTTTACAAACAATATATTAGAGAGCCTTTATTTTTCTATTTTCTGGAAAGCGAAGCGCTAAAGTATCAGAATTTTTGGCATGTTGATATACCCCTATGGGGTATCCTTGGAAATAGATGGAAATTTGACCATCCGCTCCCAAGTGCGAATTGTATCAAGAAACGCGAATTCCGTTCCAGTTCGTACGCTATACTCGATGTCGCACATCGAATTTTTTTCTTTTTC